AAGTTTAGGTGCTGCTCAAGTAAATACTATTATCAACAACACAATGAATAGAGGAGATAATATTTATGTTGCTGATTTAGTACCTTTTAGTTCAAGTATTGCTGCTGTAACTGCTCAAGCAAATGCTAAAAATACTTCATATGCTGCTTCGTATTGGCCTTGGGTTCAAACAGTTGATCCTAGTACTGCTCAATTAGTTTGGGTACCTGCCTCAACAATGATAGGAGGTGTTTATGCTTATAACGATACAGTAGCTGAACCTTGGTTCGCACCTGCTGGTATCAATAGAGGTGGATTAAGTACAGTAGTAAGAGCTGAAAAGAAATTATCACAAGCAAACAGAGATACTTTATACCAAAATAAAGTTAATCCAATCGCAACTTTCCCTGGAACAGGAGTTGTAGTATATGGACAGAAAACATTACAAACAAAAGCATCAGCTCTTGATCGTGTAAATGTTCGTCGTTTGTTAATTGCTCTTAAATCTTATATTGGTCAAGTTGCTAATAACTTAGTGTTTGAACAAAACACAATTGCTACAAGAAATCAATTCTTAGCTCAAGTTAATCCATACTTAGAATCAGTACAACAACGTCAAGGTTTGTATGCTTTCAAAGTAATTATGGATGATAGTAACAATACCGCCGATGTAATTGATAGAAATCAATTAGTGGGTCAAATTTACTTACAGCCAACTAAGACTGCTGAATTCGTTTACTTGAACTTCAACATCTTACCAACTGGAGCAACTTTCCCAGCGTAATTTTTTAAAAGTTGAATATTTATAACAAAACAAAATAATTAAAATAAAATGGCAATTTTAGATCCAAACGAAATATTTTTCACCGCCTTTGAACCAAAACAGGCAAACCGATTCATCATGTATGTAGATGGTATTCCATCGTATATTATCAAAGCAATATCTGCTGTAACATTCGAACAAGGTGAAGTAGTGTTAAACCATATAAACGTTTATACCAAAGTAAAAGGCAAAACCAAATGGAGTGATTTAACAATGACTTTATTTGATCCTATTACACCATCAGGCGCTCAAGCTGTAATGGAATGGGTACGTTTACACCACGAATCAGTAACAGGTAGAGATGGTTACAGTGATTTCTATAAGAAAGACTTAACTATCGATGTATTAGGTCCTGTAGGTGATATCGTAAGTGAGTGGGTAATTAAAGGTGCTTTTATTAAAGGTGGTAACTTCGGTGAATATAACTGGGATACTGAAAACGCAGCTATTAATTTACAGTTAACAATTGGTATGGATTATTGCGTATTGAATTTCTAATTAGAAAAGAAAAATATAAAAGAGCTCGCAATTTTTGCGAGCTTCTTTTTTTCTCATATATTTATATAGGACAACAAAGTTATAACAAATAAAAATTATGGAAGAAAACAAACCATTATTTCCTACAGAAGTTATCGAGTTACCTTCAAAAGGATTATTGTACCCTGAATCAAATCCTCTTTCTTCAGGCAAATTAGAAATGAAATATATGACCGCTAAGGAAGAAGATATTTTATCAAATAAATCTTATATTGAAAAAGGAACAGTACTTGATAAACTTTTAGAATCTTTAGTAGTAACTAAAGAAATTAATGTTAATGATTTAGTAATTGGAGATAAAAATGCTTTATTAATTGCTGCTCGTGTTTTAGGTTATGGAAAAGATTATACTTTTACATATGATGGTAAAGAACATGAAGTTGATTTAAGTACTTTAGAAAATAAAACCTTTGATGAGTCTTTAATTACTAAAGGTACAAATGAGTTTTCTTATACTTTACCTTCTACCGGAACTGAAATTACTTTTAAATTATTAACCGGAAAAGATGAATTAAATATTAATAAAGAAATTGAAGGTCTTAAAAAAATCCATAAAGATTCATCTCCTGAATTATCAACTCGTTTAAAGTATATGATTACATCTGTTGCTGGTGATAGAGAACCAAAAACTATTCGTAGTTTTGTAGATAATCATCTATTAGCACGTGATTCTAGATCACTAAGAGAATATATCAGAAAAGTACAACCAGATGTAGATCTAAATTATACTTTGGATAGTGGTGTGGAGGTCACTATCCCAATCAATATTAGCTTTTTTTGGCCTGACTTCTGAGATAGCAAGTCAATTTAGATTTAATTTATTTAAACAAATACATGAAATAGTATTTCATGGAAAGGGAGGTTATACTTGGGAAACTATATATAACATGCCTGTTTGGTTAAGAAAATTTACGTTTTTTCAACTTCAAAACTTTTATAAAGAAGAATTAGAACAAAGTCAAAACGCTCAACTAGGGAATAAAACTACTTTAGTAGACTCTACAGGTAAAGTTCAATCTCCCGAATTTGCCAAAGGTAAAAAACCAGCAAGTTATAAATAAAATTTAATTATTTAATATTTATAACAAAACATACTTTATAATGGCTGAAGCAAATAAAAAAGATATTGCTGAATTAAGAGAAGAATTAAAAAAGTTAAAAAGGGAATACCAAGATTTAACAGGTGAACCTCTTACAATCATTAAACCAGATACTCTAATAACTGTTCGAGAGGTTAATGAAGCTATAAAAACAGTAAAAGCTTCTATAGAGTCTGCTGAAAGAAGTAATTTAAGATTTTCTACAGGTTTTAGAGATATACATGATGAAATTATTGCTATAACAGGTGAATTATCTAAAAGCAATTCTAATATAAATTTAGCTACTAAAGCTTTTAAGGGTACCCAAGATATTGTTCAAAAGTTAAAATATGATGAACAAGATATTACCAAATTAAGTTTAAAAGATTTAGAATTATCTAAAGAAAAATTAAAGCAACAGCAAAAAGAAACTACTGAAAGAGCACAAGCTTTAGCTGTTGAAAAAGGAATTGAAAATATTGCTAAAGTAAATTTAAAATTTCGTAGAGACCTTAGTGAAAGCGAAAGAGCTCTTTTAGAAGGTTTAAAAGCTGAATTTCCTATATATGATGATATCAATGATAGATTAGCAAAAAGAATTCATGAAGAAGAACAAATTAATAAACTTTTAGGTTTAGGAGGAGCAGCTTTACATAGTATAGAACATACTATGGGACATATTGGCTTAGGATCTTTAGCTCATCATCTTGGTATAGAAGAAGCCAATGAAAAGATGAGGGAAATGGCTGAGGAAATTGAAAAAGCTGGTGGAAATGTTAATAGTTTTGCTAATAAATTTGAAGTTTTAAAAACAGGATTATCATCAATTGGAAAAAGTTTTACTCATCACTTAACAGATCCAGCGATAGTAATGACTGCCCTTGTTGGAGGATTAATTCATGCTTTCCAACACGTTGATAAAGAAATTAGTGAAGTAGCAAAAAATTTAGGAATAGGTCGTGATGAAGCCCAATCAATGGTTCTAGAAATGGAACATATGGCAAATCATTCCAATAACGTCTTTATTAATACAGAAAAATTAGTTAAAGCAAACACGGAATTAAATAAATTATTTGGTACCGCAGTTGTTATGAATGAAGAAATGCTTGTTAGTTATACAGAATTAACTACTCAAGCAGGTTATAGTGTAGAAGAAGCAAGTAAATTAGCTCAAATATCAGTTGCTAATGGTGATAGTATTAAAGAAAATACAAGTGCTATTTTAGGTCAAGTAGCTGCTTTAAATACTGAAAATGGTTTAGCTATTAATACCAAAGATATAATGGCTGATATAAGTAAAATTTCATCAGCTACGACATTAACACTAGGAAACCAACCAGAAAAATTAGCTGCGGCTGCTTATAAAGCAAAGCAGTTCGGCATAGAATTGAGTAAAGTAGAAAGTATATCTCAAGGGTTATTAAATTTTGAAGATTCTATTAGTGCTGAATTAGAAGCTGAATTATTAACTGGTAAAGAAATCAATTTAGAAAAAGCAAGACAAGCAGCCTTAAACGGTGATTTAGCAACTGTTGCTGAAGAAATAGCAAAACAAACAGGTACAGCTGCTGAATTTGCTAAAATGAATGTTATTCAACAGGAAGCATTAGCTAAGTCTGTTGGTATGACACGTGATGATTTAGCTAAATCTCTTATGGATAGAGAAGCTATGGAAAAATTAGCTGGTGAAGAAGGAAAAACTGCTCAAGAAAAATTTAATAATTTAGTAAAAGAAGTAGGTTTAGAAGAAGCTAAAAAAAGAATTGGAGATGAACAATTAGCTAACCAATTAGCTTCCATTTCATCTCAGGAAAAATTAGCAGCTGCTGCTACAAAGTTACAAGAAATATTTGCTTCTTTAGTAACACCTTTAATGCCTGTATTAGATATTTTTGGTTCTATATTTGAAATTATTGGTCCTATTGTTGGGGCCGTAGGGACATTTGTTGGATATTTATCTTCTGCTTTAAAATTAACTATAGATATAGGTAAATACTTAATTCCCATATATGGATTATATAAAGGAATCCAAGTACTTCAGACCGCTAGTTTAGCTGTAAATAGAGCAAATTATGCTCTTAAAGCTTTAGAATTAGGTCAAGAATCTTTTATTTCTCGTGAAAAAAAGGTTCAAGGTATAATGGAAAAACAAAGTCTTGGAACTAAAATAGCATATAATACACAATTATTAGCAGGTTTAATAAAAGAACAAGGAATAGCTGGTGTAAAATCATATGCTAATACTTTAGATGATAAAAGTATTGCTAAAAAAGCAATTATGAAAGTTTATGATACTGGATCTTTTATTATGGAAAAAGGTAAAGCTGGATTTAAACTCCTTCAAATAGGTTATGAAACTACTCTTAATGGTATTAAAAGAATAGGTGCTTTAATTTCTAAAGGTGAATTATTATCTAGTATAGGTAAAGCAGCTATGGGTGTTATTTCTTCATTAAGTTCTATTCCAATTGTTGGTTGGGCTTTAGGTATAGCAGCAGCTGCTGGTGCGATTGCTTTAGGTTATAAATTCATGAAAGGTAATGACGTTGTATCAGGAGGATATGGTAAACGTACATTAATGGCACCAGAAGGTGCTATTGCTTTAAATGATAAAGATACAGTAATAGCAGGTACAGATTTAGGTGGTAAAAACAAATCTAAAGAAACATCAGTTGATGCTCCTGCTCCTTCTGCTGGTCCTTCAATAGATATAACACCTTTAATAGAAAAAATGGCAGCAGTAGAAACAGTATTACAACAAATATTAGCTAAAGAAACTAACATTTATATGGATTCTACAAAAGTAGGTACTGGTTTTGCTGTTGGTACATCTAAAGTTCAATAATTTAATATTTATAATAAAAATAACTATGGCACTTTTAAATAAATTAACAGAAGAAGGATCATTATTAACCTCTTTGGACGGTAAAAAACCCTTAGAATACGACAAACAAACAGTTCAAATTGCGGGTTTGACTAAATCACAATTAGATTTAGATGGTAAAAAACCATTAGAATATGATAAACAAACAGTTCAAATTGCTGGTTTAACTAAATCACAATTAGATTTAGATGGTAAAATCCAAAAGAAATATTTAGATAATTTACCTAAATAATGGGTTTAATTGACCTAAAAACTGATCTTAAATCCCTAAGATACGGGAAGGATACCATCGGTGGAGGGTATAGTGGACAACCCTATATTCAAACTCCTATTCCTGATAGTTTTAATAATTTAGGTCCTCGTGAAGATTTTATTTTAAGGGGAGGAGTAAATGCTATAGGAGATGCTGTTACTGATGTTAGACGTTTAACAAAAATGTTTTTCGATCTAAAATCCCCTAATGGCTTAATTTTTATAGCAAAACAAAATTTATTATCCCAAGCAGCAGTTCGTACTCAAACAACAACTGATGTTAATGAAGGTATTTATACTCCTTTAAACACATTAGCTCAAGCGGGAATTGTAGAGTTAGGAGGTCATTTAAATAAACAAGGTGTAAACCCCTTTGAAGAAACAGGTGCTTATGCTAATAGTGAAATTCTATATAGTGTAAAAGTAAAAAATAATCAATCTGTTGAAACTAATAGATTAGCTCGATTATACCAAGCAGTTCAAACTAATACGGGTGAAAAGCTAGATGGATTTATTTTAAATAATGGTCCACAAAATATTTTAACTTACAATGGTGGACCTAATTCTATTTTAGGAGCAGGTCAAACCAATATTAGGTATTCTACTTTTAGAACCGGAAATCAAAACCCAAAATCAGTAAGTAATCCTGATTTCTTTACAGGAAAAAATAACCAAAAATCAGTAAATACTGAAGATAAACAAGTTGGTGGTTTACAAATAAATCCAAATAAATTATGGACTAAATCTCCAACATATGGTTTACCTGACTTTACCCCAAATACCCCACAAACCTCTAGTTTTGTTCAATCTCGTAATGGACAATATAATTATGATTCTTCTTTAGCAAAACAAAACATATCTGGTTCATTAGAAGGAGGTAAATACGATTTTTATAACCCATTACGCTATGCTGGAATTTCAGCTAACGAATCTATATACAATACATTACTTGGAGTTTATGAAGTAGAAAGTACTTTACGTGACAATGAAGGAAATACTCTTTGGTGGAATAACGTATATCAATCAGGTTCTTTAAAAGTTTATGAACCTAATGTAGGGGCAAGTACATGGACTCCTAAAGCAGATACTGAAAAATATAATCCTATTTCTGGAAGGAATATTAGTAATATATATAGTACTCGAGCTAATATAAATTTATTCCCTTCAGATTATTTTAATGAAATAACAGGTCAAAAATTAAAATCTAATAGTGTTTATAATATTAGTATTACTCCTGAAGGACCAGAATATTTAACTCCTTTTGAAGCCCCTCCAGGACCAAATACACCACCAAACCAAGGTGCTTCTTCTATTTATGCTAATGGTGCTATAACATATAACCAAGAAGATTTAATTTCATCTAACCCTTCAAGGTATTCACCTTCAATAAAAGAAGATTTTAGAAAAGTACTTCGTTCAAAAATCCCAAACCAAACAGTTGCTGAAGGATATGAACAAACAGGAAATATTGTTCCCTTAGCATATATTAGTTATACAGATAAAAACATAGGTGTTAAAAATTTATTAGGTAATCCTGGTAATACTAAAATTAAAAACCTATCTAATTTTTCAAATGGTACAGGAAACATACTTACTAGAGACCAAATTAACGCCAGTGAACCAGGTACAGATTTATCTAGTAGTGATTTAGTTCCTTTTAAAATAACTAATATACAATCTGGTCAA